AAGAAATTGGGGATGATCTCGGAAGGCGTGAACGCATGGCTGAAGCTATGTACGAATGCTAGAATCCATCACCATTGTTCAGTAGCCACAAGTACACACAGATGCGCACACAGGAACCCGAACCTAGCCCAAGTACCATCGGATGAAAGATTCCGAAGACTATTTATACCAACTCCGGGTCAGGTTATGGTCGGGGCTGATCTTAGTGGGATTGAGCTCCGCATGCTTGCTCACTATCTTGCCCGTTACGATGGAGGTCAGTATGCCGACATCCTACTTAACGGAGATATTCACCAAGTAAATGCAGACAAGATTGGCATTAGCCGTAAGCTTGTCAAGACTGTAACGTACGCTTTCCTGTACGGTGCAGGTGATGAAAAAATCGGACACAGTTATGACAAACTTCTTTCATCCGCGAGAGCCAAGAAAAAGGGAAAGGAAATCAGAGCAGCGTACATCGAAGCGATTGAGGGCTTGGATCTTCTCCTTGCCGCGATTAAGTCTGCTTCAGAAAGAGGCTTTGTACACTCTATTGACAAACGTAAGATCCTTCTAGATAGCCCACATAAGGCACTGAACTACCTGTTACAGTCAGGTGCAGGCTGCGTGGCTAAACAGTGGATGCTTATCAACAACCAACACGTAAAAGAGCTGAAGCTATGTTGCTCACAGCTTGCCTTTGTGCATGACGAACTACAATTTGAATCAGACCCAGCCCACGCAAAGGACCTTTGTTCATCCCTGGTACTTAGCAGTACAGAAGCTGGAGAATACTACAACATGCGCGTCAGAATCGACGCGGAAGCCACCACTGGAAAAGACTGGAGTGAAACCCATTGAATGAAGTTACTTATTGATGCCGACTATGTAGTCTACAAGTGTTGTGCATCAGCAGAATCAGAAATAGACTGGGGTGACGATGTGATTCTCGTTACCAGTAAATTCTCAGACGCCCTGTCATGTGTGCGTAGAGAGCTAAAAAAAATCACACAAAATTTTTTTGACCCTGAGCTAATCCTATTTTTTTCAGACAGTCAAAACTTTAGAAAATTCATCCAACCAGCGTACAAAGGTCACCGCAACCGGAAGAAACCTTGTGGATACAAGCGAGTCATCAATGCTCTCAAAGAAGAGTATGAGGTTGTCGTGATGCCAACGCTAGAAGCTGACGATGCCTTAGGTATCTACGCTACACAATACCCAGGTAATGTCATCTGCTCCCCTGATAAGGACATGAGACAGATACCTGGACAGCTATATGACATGTCAGATATTACGACAGTTGATCCCCAGGACGGTGCTAAATGGCATCTTATTCAAACACTAGCAGGAGACCAGACTGATGGATACGCCGGAGTTCCTGGTATTGGTATTAAACGAGCCGTTGCACTCTTCGAGGAGAAAGGATACACCTGGAAAGCCGTGGTGGAAGCGTTTGCTGACAAAGATCTCGACGAATCTGCTGCCTTGGAAAATGCAAGACTTGCCCGAATCTTACAAGCAACCGACTATGACTTCTCAACAAAACAGCCTATACTATGGTCCCCCACCGCCGATTACAGAGTTGACGATGGAACAGTCGTTCAAGCTGCGTAGACTGGAGGACCTTTTACCTGAAGCAGAGAAAGAAGATATTATTATTATCCTTCTAGCTTTGCAGCGTCAATCATTTGTTTTAGGAAACAATCTCACCCAACTTCTAAAAGAATGGAACAAACCCCCACGCACTACAGACGAGGTTCTATCGAACCTTGGGATTTCATCAGAGACCAAGGACTGAACTACCACCTCGGCAACGCAATTAAATACATTTGTAGAGCAGGTCATAAAGATAAAACATCCGTCAACAGTGACCTCCGTAAAGCCATCCACTATTTACAAAACGAACTAGAAAATGTCACTCTTAAGCAACAGCGCGATCGAGTTCCGCCAAGCGTACAATATACCGAACGATTTGAGTGCTCGTATGATGCAGAAGAATTTGATCGTTGAAGAGTTCAAAGAGTTTATCGAAGCTGATTACAACATGGCTATGGTAGACATCAACAGTCGTGCTGATTGCTTGAAGGAACTAGCTGACCTAGTTTATGTTTGTGCTCAGTACGCTGAGAATATGAACTGGGACTTGGAGCAAGCCCTCCGCCGTGTCCATCAATCCAACATGTCTAAACTTGGAGAAGATGGTAAACCAATTTACCGTGAAGACGGTAAGGTTCTCAAGGGACCTAACTATCAACCACCTAACTTGTCTGATTTAGTATAATGAAAACACCCACATCTCTTAAGCTTCAACTGATTGAACAATATAACAACGCTGTAGCCACCGTACAGAAACTAGAAGGCGCTATTGCTGCCTGTAATGAGCTGGAAGCAGCTGAGTCCGATGAAACCCCTGAAACCGAAGAAACCCCTGATGCCTGAACTCGTATCTAGAACTGGGCGTGTCCAGTCTTGGATCGATAACCCAGAATCACGCCTTCCAGTCTCCTGCACAGTCTTTGTTGTAGAAGATAGCATGGAAGGTCCCGATGGAATCGAAGCTAGCTGGAGGTTCGCCTCTCATGCCCTCCGTAATGGAGCAGGCTGTGCTATCCACTTGTCTAAGCTTCGACCTAAAGGAGCTACCACCACCAAAGGGACAGATACTCTAGTGGCATCTGGTCCCGTCTCATTTGGCAAAATCTACAGTACACTAAATGAAATTCTCAGACGTGGTGGCACTTATCGCAATGGCGCTATCGTGCTCCACCTTGATCTTAATCATCCCGATGCTCTCGACTTTATCCAAGTTAAAAGGTCTGAGCTCCCCTGGGTTAAGCGGTGCATCAACATTACTCAAGAGTGGTGGGATGACTGTACATTCAAACCACAGCTCCTTCACTCCATCCGCACTGGAGACGTATGGCTCAACAAAGTAAAGTATGACAAAGATGGAAAACGAATCAGAGGAAACGTCTGTCTTGAGGTTTACTTGCCCTCACGAGGAACTTGTCTGCTACAGCACGTCAACTTGGGTGCCTGTGAGTTCAACGACATACCGAAAGCTTATTATGAAGGCATGTCCGAACTGTGTCAACTCCATAGCCGCACAGGTGTTGGAAACACTGGCGAATACTTATCAACCGACGTTGATAAGCAGGTTGGGCTTGGAGTTCTCGGACTCGCCAACCTCTTGTCCACTTATGGAGTCACCTACGAACAATTCGGACGTGCTCTAGAACAGTTTAACTCTGGTCAACCTGTCCACTCTCCCGCCTACGCCCTTGTTGAACAAATTAATTCTGGTATTGAGCAAGCAGCCCAAGTGGCTCGCCACCATGATATGGTCCGCGCCTTTGCTCTCGCACCCACTGCCTCTTGCAGTTATCGAAGCACTGATTTGGAGGGAAATACTTGCACACCAGAAATCGCTCCACCTATCTCGAAGACTGTCGATCGTGACAGCGGTACTTTCGGAGTACAAACTTACAGCTACGGTGATGTAGAAATTGCATCACAGGTTGGCTGGGAAAACTACAAGCGTGTTGCCGATGGCATCATGCGCCTATATGATAAGACTGGACTTCTTCACGGATACAGTTTCAATACGTGGTCTGATATGGTCACGTATGATGAAGCATTCATTGAAGAGTGGCTTGAATCGCCCCAGACATCTATGTACTACTCCCTCCAAGTGATGGGAAATGTCCAAGATAAGACTGATGCGTACGCTGCTCTTGAAGACGAGGACGTTGATGCCTACTTGGAAACACTATTCTACTCTACAGAAAACGATCTTACATGTGATTGCCAAGAATGACACAACCGATTTACAATGAATTATCGCGTGAACAAAAGCTGTTAGCAGAGATTGCTGTGCAGCTTGGTAATATCTCCGAGGCAATCAACAACTTTACTGTCGGTGACCTAACTCTGATGGACCAAAAAATCACAGAGCTAGAGAACCGAATTGCACTCATCAATGCTCAGAGTTCACAACTTCAACAGCAAGTAACACAACCAACCCCAGACTCTGTTAGCGATGTCATTTCAACACTCGGAATCCAATTACCACAATGAACCCGTATCAAAAACTAATGGCGCGGAAGCGCAAGTGGACACCAGTCCAGACAACTGCAGGTATTTGCAGGCAGGGAGCGGAGGAAACTATCCACCGTGCTCTTGCCTTGCGACATATGGAACTACCTGTGGGCGATTTTATCAATGAAGCTTTAGAAAAGAATGTTCCAGATTCAGCGCGACAGCTACTACTCTCCAATGTCAAGGACGAGGAAAACCATGACCTCGCTCTCAATTACATTGCAAACGCTTATGGGGTTGACGAAAAGTGCGAGAAGGAAGCGTATAAACTTCAAAAGGCATGGATTGAGCATCCTGATCATACTATCACCAAAGCAATGGTTGCCGAAAGGGCGATTTTCTTTGTATTACTCCCCTTCTTTCGAGCTAACGGCGACGCTGGTATGCGAACGGTCTCTGCTGACATCTCCAGAGACGAACAAATTCACGTCGCGTGTAACTCGTTGGTTCAAGAAGAGCTGGGGCTCAGTATTTCACCCTCACTTGATCGGTTGAGGAAAGCCACTATGGCTTGGGTCCTACAACCACTAGGTAATAATACCGAGTCCAAATTTTTGGACAAAAAATTTTGGGCAGACTCCAGTGACCGCCTGATGTATGAAGGGAAAGCCCCAGAGCTTTCTTTCACACAGAGCGCACGGATGCCTGCTTTCTTTGAGCATTCTAATGTCAACCTCCCCCAATATGCTTAGTCTCCTAGAGACAAAAGGCATGCAATTAAATGTTCTTCTCAATGAGTTGAACGAAACTTTTCCACCAGTAAACCCCACTCCATCAGACGAGCTACCTCTCATTTATTATAGGTCGGGTCAACGCTCCGTGATTGAGTGGATTATAAATAAGATGGATGAAACCTAATGTGCTTCGGTAACAAGCAAAGACGATCAAAACCCAAACCGCCGCCGCCGGTGTATATTCCTCAAGCAGCACCAGCTCCTGCACCACCTCCAGCGCCTGCCCCTACTCCTATCCTGGCTCCCCAAGTGGAAGCACGAGAGAAGACACAGGGTGTCAAGCGTAAGGGTTCTGCACGACGCAGGTCTGCTACTCAACGTGGCACATCCCAATTGAGAATCCCTCTCAATACTGGCATGAAGAAATCAGGGGGACTGAATGTATAATGCAGCGGAACGATACCAGGAGCTGACCTCTAACAGGGCACAGTTCCTTAACGTGGGCATTGAATGTGCACGGCTGACGCTGCCTTACCTGATGAAACAGGAGAACGATGACGCTACCCACCACAGGTTGATTGCCCCTTGGCAGTCAGTCGGTGCCAAGTGTGTCAGCGTGCTAGCCGCTAAGCTTATGCTTGCCCTCCTACCCCCTCAAACCAGCTTCTTTAAGCTGGAGATTGATGACGCTAAACTATCTGAAGTCATTGACCCAGAGATGCGTAGTGATCTTGACCTAGCCTTGGCTAAAGCTGAGCGCATGGTGATGGATGCCATCGCTGGTTCTAATGACCGT